AGCAGTGTTAGTTGTTGGCGGATTGATTTACGCCTTCATGCCCAAGTGTGACCAACCAGCTCCGATGGAAGTGGTTATGATCCAGTTGCAATGCGCTGAGGCTATCGATATCGATGCTTTCCGCCAGATGGCTTGCAACGAAATCCATGGAACTCCGGATTGTGAATTCGAACAGGGTGACCGGGAACAGCTCCAACATCTATTCCTGAACACAGTTAACAAATGCGCCATTAAGATTCTGCAAATCCAGAACAAATGCGTAGACAAGTATGAGGCGATAAAATGACGTTCAAAGATCTTCTCTCAAAAGAGTGGTTCCGACTTACTGGAATGTTGCTGATCGGTATTACGGTCGGCGTTCTCTTTTATCCCACTAAGCGGATCGAAGAGAAGATGACCATCAAGCACCAGCAAGAGATTGCGGTCCTTAAGGAAGCTCATTCCAAAGAGACCCATGACCTGTCTGAAAAGCTAGATGTTGCAACTAAAGAATCTAAACAGATCAAAGAAGAATCTGAGCATCAGCTAGCCAAGATGACTAGTGAGATCAAGACTCTTCAATCTAAGATCAAGGTCATCACTTACAAACTAGTTAAGCCGGATGGGACAATCGAGGAGAAGACATTCTCCGAGTCTGAAACAAACGAATCTAGTCAGATGGTCACTCAGATCAAAGAAGAGTTCAAGACTAAGATTGAATCTATCGAAACCAAGTATGCACAAATCCATACTGAGCGCGTAGTTGCAATCAAGAAAGAGTACGATTCTAAAGAGGCCCAATACAAGAAGACAATCGACGAACTCGAGAAGTCTAAGGTAACCTCTATTAACGAGAAGCGTTTCGGTCTTGAAGCTGGTATCACAAACGAAAAGAACTACTACGGTCACGCCACAATGGATGTCTGGGGTCCAACGTTTGTTGGTGTCCACGGGCAAGTTGGTGCGAACGGAAACAATGCCAACAACATGGGAATCGGTCTCGGTTTGAGATTCTAATGCCAAAATATAACTTCACCTGCGCTAAATGTCAGACTACATCGCACAAGTATGTTCCTACAAATGTAGAGACATTGCCGTGTAGCGTTTGCGGTGAGGCAACAACTCGTGACCTACCGAACACCAATAGCCCAACTGAAGTCCGCGAAGTAGTTGATCCTTACACCAATCGTAAATGGGGCAAGGATCACGAAGCAGTAATGAAGAAGCGGAAAGAAGACCATTACTGGGAAGTAGAAGTCCCTAGACTCGTACAGACTATGTCCGTCGAAACCTGCCTAGAACAAGGCTGGCTTATCTTCAACGACAAAGGTGAGCTCGTAATCAACAAGCCACCTTCGAAGCGTTGAGTATAATTAATGGATGCGTGTACTGTCCATCGAAATTCAAGACATTCTATCAATTCAAAACGCCACGCTGTCGTTCGAGGACAATGGTCTCGTTCTAGTCGAAGGCTGGAACTATGACACTCAACGCGCGAACGGAGCCGGAAAAACAGCTGTTTTCAACGGGCTTGCATTTGCTCTTTATGATAAGCTTCCTAGAAAGATTACTGCGTCAGAGATTCTTAGACGAGGATGCAAAAGTGGCTTCGCACGAGCTAGCGTTAGCGTCGGCGAGGATGTCTGGTCGGTGCAGAGATCTAGACCTAAAGGAGTTAAGTTCTTTAAGAATGATGTCGAGCAAGACATCACGCAAAACGAATTTGAATCATTCATTCGGCTCACATACCAACAATTCCTGCTCACAATCTACACACCACAAGCAAATAGTGGATGGCTTGTCCGTTTTCTTAGCTCCCCTGATACATCTAAGAAAGAGTTCCTCCTTCAGCTCCTTAACCTCGACCAATTCTCGGGCGCTAAAAAAGCCGCTGACGAGATAATCAAACAGCGCCAAGCTGCGGTTGATGTTGAAACCAATAAGATCACAACTGCCCGTGCTCGTATCGAGACGTACGAAGAATCACTGGTTGATGTTGCGGCACTCACTAAATCAATCCAAGAACTACAAGATTCCTTAGCTCCGGTTAATCAAGAGATTATCGAATTGTCTTCTGTTGCAAAACCTGACCTGTCTAAGTATCTCTCTGTTGAAGAAAACGTACGCACTAAGACGTCAGAAATCGCACAGGCCAAAGCCAAGCGTTCTATCTTTGCCGATCAGTTCCGTACGGTTGAATTCAGCATGAATCAACCAATCAAGGATACTAGCGTCTGCGGAGAGTGCGGAACGGTTCTTAAGAAGGGCGAAGATCAAGCAGCTCACGCCATGAAGCATACGAAACTGAAAGACCAACGCGCTGACCTGCTTGCTAAGATGGAAGAGACAGATGTTGTGATTGCTAAAGAGCAATCCATCGCCGACCTGTCCCGCAAGCTCCGCGAGAAGAAACAACAGGAATCTGCAGATTACCAAGCAGCCCAGTTGCGTATCTCTGAACTCAATTCCTTCGCCCGTACGAAGCAATTACAGATCGAAAATGCTAACTTAAAACTAAAGAATTCTGCCGAATTGTCGAGCAAGATCGAGACGTTACAAGCTAGCGTAGATACATCACTGTTAATTATAGCTAATAATAAACGGGAATTAGAGCTTTACAAAACGCTGTCTGCTGTCTATTCGCCAACAGGGGCCCAAGCTTATGTGCTTGATTCTGTTGTAGATTCATTCAACGAAGTCATCCAAAAGTACATCGACATTATGTCACCTAACATGAGCTACGTGCTTAACTCTTTCAAAGAGAATGCTAAGGGCGATGTCGTGGCCAAGTTCTCAGAAACCCTTACCAAGGGCGGGACTGAAGTATCGGTCGGATCCCTTTCTGGTGGTGAAGAGAAAGGTCTATCTTTATGTGTCGATTTCGCGCTCCTAGAAGTGCTAGAGACGCAGTTTGGAATGACCCTAAACCCTATCATCCTCGACGAACCATTTGATGGCCTGGATGCTGCAGGACGCGAGATAGTGGTGGATCTATTAGAGAACCTGGCACGTAACCGCCAGATCTTTGTTGTGGATCACGCTTCTGAATCAAAAGCCATGTTCACTAAGTCTATGCGGATCGAACTCAGAAATGAGATTTCCACGATTAGCCTAGAAGCCTAGTATAATCTAAGTCATGGACGATTTGGAAAAGAAGCTCACACAGCTTAGAGATCTTATTAAGGCTATCCGCAAGGAACAGCCAGCTGGTGGAAACCCTCCACGTACTTCTGTGCCCTCACTTCCTAAGCTTCCAGCTCCCAAGGCCCCTCCGGCCCCTTCGATGACTCCAAGTAAAGGTGCTGCTCCAAAGATCAGCTCTGGACAAGGTCCGTCGTCAAACAAAGACCCTCGTAAAGTTGCTCAACAAATCAAAGACGGTTCTATGTCTACTAAGACGCAGAAAGTTATGCTCAAAGCAGACTCTGTTACCGGTCAATGGTATCTCGAGCCAACCACGCCCGCTAGCATCTAAGTATAATCTCTTCGCATGGCGAAGAAAAAACCTAAATACAATCAAGAAGCCGCAATACGTGGAGCGCTCAGAAGAGCGTTCTCTCGTTCACCTTTAGTCCAAGAGGTGATGGCTGAATCCCGCCGCGAAGTTCCCCGCTACAATAAAGATGGTTCTAGACATAAGAAGAACTGGGTCCAACGTCAATGCCAAGTCTGTGACGAGTGGGTTAGTACATCTAAGATGGCAGTCGATCACAAGATTCCTGTCATTTCCGTTGAAGAGGGTAAACAAGACTGGGATGAGTTTATAGCTCGTCTCTGGTGTGCTAAGGAGAACCTTCAGCGCATTTGTGATCCTTGTCACGACAAGAAAACCTATGCCGAGCGCATTGCTCGTTTGAAAATTAAGTATACTCAAGAACTGAACGATCTAGAGGCACGTATCGCAAACGCTTCTGGGGTGCGCAACCTAATCGGTTCTTCTGCTAGCCGCTATAAAGATCTAATTAAAGAGATCAACAAATATACGGCCAAGAAGAAGACTATCGGTTTGGAAGAAATTGTAGAAAGAGCCTTGAGAATAAAACAAGAAATACTGGCCGTAAAGCCCGTTTCAAACAGGAGATAACATGTCGGAAAATAAAAAGACTTTGAGCAAATCGTTCGTTGATAACCACGAAGACATCAGTGAAGATGCAGCTGGGGAGCTTATTGTTAGCTCTACTCAGAAGATCAAAGAGATTGAGCAAGAGCGCGACGCTGACGAGAAGCTGGCTGCTGCCCGCCAGATCGTTAAGGATATCTCTAGTGCCTATACTTCAGCCGTGAAGTACGAAAAGGCTAAGATTAACTTCCTCCTTGAAAAGATTGAAGAAATCCAAGGCGGCGAAGTGAACCCTAGCTCTGAAGCTAACTCCTAAGCTCTGGTACAATGGGGTTATAAGTTGGAGACTATATGAGCTTAAAAACGGATTATTTTGATGGTGCAACTGGCCTACACGCTAAATGCAATGACGCATTTGACGCTGGCGTAGACTTTGTTGAAACGGCTAATTTGGCAGCTATCGCAGCAGCCTTAATCGCAGCCGCAGCAGCAGGGAACACTAAGTTCACCACTACTCTTCAGACAACATACCTTCCTGCAACACTGCGCGGCAATAAAGGTAACAACCTCATCTTGAAAGCTTACTTGGCTGGTATTCAGCAAGGATTGGCTAATCAACAAGTATACGGTTACGAATGCACGCCAACCCTGAACGTCGCTGATACAGTAGATACGAAGATCGATCTGAACTTCAATTTCCAGACCACTTAATTACATCTAGATTCACACACTGAAAAGACCAGGCCAAAAACCTGGTCTTTTTCTTTTTGTATAATGCGTTTATGAAATTTGGACGCAATACCGTAAATTATTTGTGGCTTGACGGTGAGACTACTGGTCTCGACTCTCTAAGAAATGACATCGTACAGCTGGCATGTATTCCAGTCGTCGGTGGCGTCGAGCAATCAATCACCTTTAACCAGTACTGCCAACCGCTGGACTACAAAGAAGTAGATCCCGGAGCTTTGGCTGTCAACGGTCTTACGATCGATTTCTTGAAGAAGCAGCAAACTGCTCAAGCCATGGTTAATAACCTGGTCCTCTTCGCGAAGCAATTCAATTGCAAATTCATCATCGCAGGTTATAACGTAGGTTTCGATAAAGACTTTATCGCCTCGTTGTTTAAGAAGGTTGGTCGTGAGGCTGATTTCCTTAATCTGTTTACTGGTGACATCCGCGATACGATGAAACGGGCGAAGGCGTTAAAGACGCAATTGCCTACACCAAACATCAAATTAGCCACCCTAGCGACGCATTTCGGCATTGCAATCAATGCCCATGACGCTCTCAGCGATATCCAAGCCACGATGAAGGTCGATAAGATCTTGTCGGACATGCTTGGAGAGACAGAAGTATTCGTGGCAGAAGAACACGATCTTCTTGACGTATCGTTTCCTGAGCCAGCACAATTGCACATCCATTCAATGTTCTCGCATACCGATTCATTGAATTCGGTTAGTGAATGGGCTAAATGGGCTGTTGACAATAACATCCCTGGGTTCGCCATTGTGGATCACGGGAATGCTGCATCGTTGTTCGACATGACTCGTCTTAAAGAGAAGACGATTGGTATCCCAGCGTCAGGTCTACATGTAAAGCATGGCGATCAAATGTTCTATCTTTCTGCATGGGCTCAATCTAACCAAGGTTACAACAACCTGGTTAAGTTGGCATCTGTCGGTTGGAATGATCGTATCGATATCTCTGACATTGAATTCCCGGTTGTTAAGCTTGAAGACGTCATCGCCAAGAAAGATGGCATCGTATTCGGTATCCCAGGAATCAACGGTCCGGTCACTCAGATGATTATGTCTCGTCAATTGACTGAGGCATCTACTCTTATCCAGTATCTAAACGACAACCTGGACATCCGTCTTGAGCTTGCCTCGTTAGACGCTTACAAGTATTACGATTCATCGATTGGCTTCCGTTCTTACAACATCGATGGCGGCAATATCCAGAAGCACATCAACAACTTCTATATGATGATGTCTAAGGACTTCAACATTAAAGCTGTTCCGGTTTCTGATGCTCACTTCATCAATCCTGAAGACAAGATCGTTCAAGACTGCGTATCCCGCAACTCATACAAAGACGGTCGCTACTTCTTTGAATCA